AAAGTTCAATGGAATTATTGAATGATGATACTACAAACTTTTTAACATTAACAAATATTGGACCTTTCGGAAACACAATATATACTTATTTCTATTCAAGTTTGATTGGTAATGCAGAAAATTTAGCAATAGGAAATGTTATATATACTGATAGTGCGTTAACAACAACACTTGCTGCAGGAACGTATTATCAAACAGGTTCTACTGCAAGTACAACATTTTGTACTACAAGTAGCGATGAAGGTGTTATGGTTGTAAATTCAAGTGGTGCTATAACATCTTTAACTTGTGCAATGCCTTAAAATATTATTATGATAAAAGAAATTATAAGTTTATTGAAATATGTTGATAATGAAACAGAAAATATAAAAATTGCCAAAGGTAAAAACAAACTTGCAACAACTTGGAAAGAGGCTTACAAACAAATTAAAGACGGAATATAATGAAAATAAAAGCTATACAAATTACTGCAGAAACTAAAGAAGCACAAAAGCAGTTAGAAAAAATAAATTTAACTCTTGAACAACAAGAGGATTTACTTAATGACATTCAAAGAGAAATTGAAAGCATTGAGGATTTAAGAGATAAAACAAGTCCAAAAGATTTAAACAGAATTAAAGAATATAACGACAAAATAAAAGAACAAGAGAAATTTCTCAAAAGAACTAAAACAAGAATTACAGAACAAAGACAAGCAAGAACTAAAGAAAATAAAGTTGTCAAAGAAAGTATTAAACAGCAAAGAGATTATGGAGGCGTTTTAGGTATTATTGATAAACAAACAGGTGGATTAATAAGCGGGTTTCAAGGTTTTGGAAAAAGTATTGGAGGAGCGACTAAAGGATTAAAATTAATGAGGGTTGCTTTTATTGCAACAGGTATTGGTGCATTTGTAGTTCTTGTAACATCTTTAGTAGCTGCATTTTCAAGAAGTGAAGAAGGTCAAGAAAAATTACAGGTAGGATTAAAAATGCTTGGAGCAGTTGTAAATCAAGTAATGGATTCTTTTGCAAGTTTAGGAGAAGGTATAATTGAGGCTGTAACGAACCCTAAAAAGGCTTTAGAAGATTTAGGAGGTAGTATATTAAAATTCTTTAAAAACCCAATAGAAACTACTTTAAATGCTGTTAAAGGTTTAAAGGATGGTGTAGTTGAAATGATTGATGAAACTAAAAAAGAGGTATTAGCAATTGGAGAAGTAACAAAAGCAAGACAAAAGGCACATCACATAGAAAGAGATTTACAAGTTGAAAGAGCAGAAGCAAATAGAGAAATAAATGATATAAGATTAAAAGCAGAGGATAGAGAAAATCAATCAGCAGCAGAAAGAATTGTTTTATTAAGAAAAGCACAAAAGATAGAAGAAGATATTACAGCAAAAGAAATAGAAGCAAAACAACTTTTAGTAGATGCTCAGATTAAAGAAATGGAGCAGGGTTTAAATACTATTGAGCAAAAAGATAATCTTGCAAAAATGCAAGCTGAATTAATAAACTTAGATACTAAAAAACTTAGAAGTCAAAGATTATTACAAACTCAAATTACAACAGCACTTAGAGAAGAACAAAGAATAAAAGAAGAAAAAGCAAAAATTAAACAAGATGAATTAAAAGAGGAAGCGAATGAAACTGCTAAAATGATTTTAAAAGCATTTGATGATGAAACAAAAAGAAGAAATGGTCTAAAAGCAATTAAAGATGCTTTTGAAGCGGCACAAGCAGAAGAAAATGCTGTTAAAGAAGAAGATAAAGCAATACTTGAAAAAGAAAAAGCAATAAAAGAACTTGATGATTTAAATGCAACAAAGGAACAAAAAGCAGCAATAATTGCTTATTGGGATAATCAAATATTAATTGGCAGAAAAAAAGATACTGATGCTGAAACAAAGTTAAATGAAGATGTTTCAAAAGCTAAATTAGATATAGCAAAAAGGTAAATGGCATTAATAGGTGAGTTAGCAGGTAGAGGTAGTAAAATAGGAAAGGCAATGGCAATAGGACAAGCAACTATTTCAGGTATTGAGGGTGTTCAAAATGCTTTTTCAACTGCACAAGAAAGTCCTATCACTGCTTTATTTCCTGCATATCCATATATTCAAGCAGGTTTAGCAGGAGCATTTAGTGCTTTACAAATTCAAAAAATAGCATCAACTAAAGCAGATGGTAAAGGAGCAACACCAAGTCCAACAGTAAGTGGAGGAGGAGGAGGAGGAGCACCTGCTATGCCATCAGCACCACCTGCATTTAATGTAGTAGGTCAAGGCGGAACAAGTCAGTTAGCAAATGCAATAGGAGGACAAGCAAATCAACCGACAAGAGCATACGTTGTTAGTAATGATGTTACAACTGCTCAAGGATTAGAAAGAAACATTGTAGAGGGAGCAACAATATAAATACAAATAAAAAAAATTAATACGTTATATTATTATGAGAATTATAGAATTGATTTTAGATGAAGAACAAGAAGATGCGGGTGTTGAAGCGATAAGTATCGTAGAATCTCCTGCTATCGAAGAAGATTTTGTTGCTCTTAAAAGCAATGAAATAAAACTTGCTGAAATATCAAAAGATAAAAAATTGTTAATGGGAGCTTTACTTGTTCCTAATAAACCAATTTATAGAAAAACAGGCAAAGATGAATATTATATTTATTTTTCAAAAGATACAATTTCAAAAGCTTCACAATTATATTTAAGAAATGGCAATCAAAATAATTCAACATTAGAACATCAACACGAATTAAATGGATTAACATTAGTTGAATCTTGGATAGTAGAAGATAAAATAAAAGATAAAAGCAATTTATATAATTTAAATGTTCCTGTTGGAACTTGGATGGGAACTGTAAAAGTAAACAACGATGAAGTTTGGAATGAATATGTAAAAACAAATAAAGTAAAAGGATTTAGTATAGAAGGTTACTTTGCTGATAAAATGGAATCGCCAAATGAATCAGTTGAAGAAAAAATGGAGGTTGAAAATAGTAAAATACTTAAATCAATAAAACAAATACTTAGTGAGAATAAATAAAAAAAGAAATATAGGTCCCGGAAGTCCAGGATATATTCCTGCAAGAAGTTCTCAAAATGGAGGGCAAAGAGGTTGTTTATGTCCAGAAGAAAATACTTATTCAAGAGAATGTTGCGATGGTTCTATATGGGCACAGGGTATAGGTTCTATAACAAGAATTACTTGAAAATACAAAATTAAATTTAAACCACGTTATATAAATAATTATGAAATCTACAGAAATGTTAAATCAAATTAAGACGCTTCTAAATATAGAAGTTAAGCTTGAAGAAATGAAATTAGAAAACGGTACTATTGTTGAATCTGATTCTTTTGAAAAAGGTAAAGAAATTTTTATCAAAACAGATGATGAAAAAGTAGCAATGCCAATCGGAGAATATATTTTAGAATCAGGAATGCTTTTAATTGTTGAAGAAGAAGGGATTATAGCAGATATGAGAGAAGTATCTGATGAAGTTCCTGAAAAAGAAGAAATTACCGAAGATTTAAAAGACAAAGAAAAAGAAGAAGAAAAAGAAGATGAATATAAGGATGATGGAAAAGAAGAAGATGTTGTAGATTTAAAAGAGATGGAAAAAAGAATCCAAAATTTAGAAGATGCAATTTCTGATTTAAAAGGAGACAAAGAAAATAAGATGGAAGAAGTTATTGAAGAAGATTTAAAAGAAGAAACTGAGGGTGTTTTAAAATCAAGAACAGTAAAAGAAGAATTTAATGAAGTAGAGGAAAAAGTTAAAGAAGAATTATCTAAACCATCTACTAATCCTATTAAACATAGTCCAGAAGGAAAAGAATCTGGTAAAGTAAAAGGATTTTTATATTCTCAAAAAAGAATGGGAACAGTATTAGATAGAGTTTTATCAAGATTAAATAAATAAATAATTAATAAATAAATAATAAAAAAATGAGTAATTTAAAAAAAGTAAATCTTGCGACTACGGTAAGCATTACTACAACTTATGCGGGCGAATTTGCGGGTGAGTATATCGCTGCGGCACTTCTTTCGGCAAGTACAATTAATGATGGTGGTTTAACTGTAAAAGCAAACATTGGTTATAAAGAAGTAATTAAAAAATTAAGCACTTCTGCTTTAGTTCAACCTGCTACTTGTGATTTTGACCCAACGTCAACAATTACTACAGTTGAAAGAATTATACAGCCAACTGAACTACAAGTAAATTTACAACTTTGTAAAAAAGACTTTGTAAATGACTGGGAATCTCAGCAAATGGGCTTTGGATTAAGTCAATCACTTCCTCCAAAATTCTCTGACTTCTTAATTGCTCACGTTGCTGCTGAAGTTGCACAATCAACTGAATTAAATATTTGGAAAGGAGATACTGCTGCAGGTTCTAATAATTCATTTGATGGGTTTGAAAAACTAATTGC